CTGTCGACGGCGACCTTTCGTACTTGAATTTGGACTGGACTCCGATACCTATCCTTCCCAAGTTTGTAGATATCGTAGTCAACGGTATGTCTGACCGCTTGTTTGATGTCAAAGCATACGCTCAAGACGCTATGTCGTCTGCCAAAAGAAATAAGTACCAAGATTTAGTCGAAGCCCAGATGGTAGCAAAGGATTTGCTGCTCAAGGTAAAAGACGAATTTCAGGTAGACCCTTTTGTCACCAATCCTGACGAGTTGCCTTCTTCTGACGAGGAGCTTTCTTTGTATATGCAGCTTAACTACAAGCCCGCTATTGAGATTGCTGAGGAAGAAGCCATCAATACGCTGCTTGAGGATAACCACTACAAGGACACGAGAAAGCGAGTCGATTACGACGTCACCACCCTTGGCGTAGGTATGGTTAAGCACCAGTTTCTTCCCGGCACAGGCGTAAAAATTGACTACGTAGACCCCGCTAACGTAGTGTACAGCTACACGGAAGACCCGCAGTTTAAGGACTGCTTTTACTGGGGGGAAATTAAGACGGTCCCAATTACGGAGCTTTTGAAGATTGACCCTTCGCTTACTAACGAAGACCTTCAAGAGGTTTCTAAATACTCTCAGAGCTGGTACGACTACTACAACGTAGCGCAGTTTTATGACAACAGCGTATTTAAGGACAATACAGCTACACTTCTTTACTTCAACTATAAGACGACCAAGAAGTTTGTCTACAAGCGCAAGGTCACAGAGGCGGGCGGTACTCGAGTAATCGAAAAAGATGAAGGCTTCAACCCACCGCCAGAGATGATGGAAGAAGGGAGGTTTGAGCGCGTAGAGAAAACGATTGACGTCTGGTATGACGGCATTATGGTTATGGGTACGGATATTATTCTTAAGTGGGAGATGATGGAGAATATGGTTCGTCCTAAGTCTGCTTCTCAGCACGCCATCCCTAACTATATTGCTGTAGCACCACGTATGTACAAAGGAGTTATTGAGTCTTTGGTTCGCCGTATGATTCCTCTGGCTGACCAGATTCAAATCACTCACCTGAAGCTACAGCAGGTTATGTCGCGCATTGTTCCTGATGGCGTCTTTATTGATGCGGACGGCCTCAACGAAGTCGACCTCGGAACGGGAAATGCGTACAATCCAGAAGACGCCTTGCGGCTGTACTTCCAAACGGGTAGCGTAGTGGGGCGTAGCTATACGCAAGATGGCGAGTTCAATAACGCTAGAGTACCTATCCAGCAGCTTACTAGCAATTCGGGTCAATCGAAGATTAGTGCGCTTATCAATAACTACAACCATTACCTCAATATGATTCGTGACATTACGGGTCTTAACGAGGCTAGGGATGGCTCCACGCCTGACCCTAACGCTTTGGTTGGCGTTCAGAAGTTGGCGGCGCTCAACTCAAACGTAGCTACCAGACACATCTTGGACGGCAGCCTTTACGTGGCTCGAGCGTTGGCAGAAGCTCTTTCGTACAGAATTTCTGACATCTTAGAATACGCAGACTTTACCGAGGAGTTTACAAACCAGATTGGCAGGTACAACGTCTCTATCTTGAATCAGATTAAGGACTTGTATATCTACGATTTTGGAATCTTCATCGAGATGTCTCCTGACGAAGAAGAGAAGGCGCAGCTCGAATCCAATATCCAGATGGCGTTATCTAAAAACGATATCAACTTGGAGGACGCCATTGATATCCGTGAGATTAAAAACCTTAAGCTGGCTAACCAACTTCTTAAGCTGAAGCGACAGAAGAAGCAAGAAAAGGATGACGCTATGGCTATGCAGCAGCAACAAGTGCAGTTGCAGTCACAGATGCAGTCGCAGCAGATGGCCGCTCAAGCCGCCTTGCAGAAAATTAACGCGGAGACGGAGGGCAAGATGAAGGTGAAGCAAGCAGAGATTGCTTTTGAAATAGAAAAGATGCAAGCCGAAGCTGAACTCAAGCGCGGACTGATGGCGGAAGAGTTTAACTACAACCTACAACTGGCGGGGATGAATGAACAGCAGTTGGCGAGTAGAGAAGGCTCTCGAGAAGACGCTAAGAAAAAGCGTCTCGACAGGCAGAATACGCAGCAATCGCAGCTTATCAATCAAAGAAAGAATAATTTACCGCCTATGAACTTCGAGTCTAACGAGGACAGTCTCGACGGATTTGACTTAGCGGAATTTTCTCCTAGATAATTTTAGTACATTTGTAAAAATTTAATTTAATGGAATTGAAAGTAAGGGCGTTGGGCGCTGATGAAGAAAAATCAGCTTCGGAAAAAGAGGCTGCTGTTTTAGAGGCTCACGAAGAAAAAGAAGCTCAACAAGAGGCTACTGAAGAACCAGTAGCAACTGAAGAGCCTACGGTTTCTGAAGAACCTGACCTCAACGAAGAAAAAGTTCTTTCCTTTTTGAATGAGAGATACGGAAAAGAAATCTCAGACGTCGGGCAGTTATTTGAGGAGCGGGAATCCGCTCCCGAGCTTCCAGAAGACGTAGAGGCTTTCTTTAAGTATAAAAAAGAAACTGGTCGAAGTCTAGAGGATTTCGTGGCCTTGAATAAAGACTACGGCTCTGTAGACGAAAACCAACTCTTGGCTCAATTTTACTCTGCCACAGAAGACGGACTCGATGAAGAGGACGTAAAGTATATGGTAGAGGAGCTGGCTTATGACGAAGACCTCGATGACGAGGCTCAGATTAAGAAGCAGCAGCGAGCCAAGAAAAAAGAGGTTGCAAAAGCTAAGAAGTACTTCAACGATTTGAAGGAGCAGTACAAGGTGCCGATTGAGTCAAAAGGCAACTTTGCTTCGGAAGAAGACGAGAAGGGCTATGAAGCTTATCAACAATACATAAAGGACTCTAAGACGGTCCAAGAGCAGGAGGTCAAGCGCAGTCAATGGTTTATCGAAAAAACGGATAAGCTCTTAAACCAGCGAGTGCCGATGAACTCAAGAAGTCTCAGTCTGACGTGATGAACTTTATCAATAAGCACATCGATGACGACGGACTCCTTAAAAACGCTCAGGACTATCATAGGGCGCTTTCTGTAGCAATGAACCCAACTAAGTTTGCTGAGTTCTTTTACGAGCAGGGCAAAGCCGACGCTATCGATGACGTCAGCCGTAAGTCTAAAAACATCAATATGGACACGCGGAAGACACCAGAGGTGACGTCGAAAGGAGGGTTAAAAGTTCGGAATGTTCAACCAGCTACTGGTAGAGGGTTGAAGATTCGAAGTGTTAAATAACTAATAATTAGAAAAAATGGGAGTTGATACAAATCCAGGTTTTTCGCTTTCACCCGCACCAGAAAAAGTGACCCTTGCCAGTAATTACATTACTGACTTTGATTTTTTAAACCAATACCTTCCCGATACTTACGAGAAGGAATTTGAGCGATACGGAAACCGTAGCGTTTCAGGTTTCTTGCGTATGGTCGGTGCAGAGATGCCTTCTACTTCTGACCTCATTAAGTGGTCGGAGACGGGTCGTCTGCATATGAAGTTTACTGGTTGCACTACCGGGGCTGCCGATACCGCTACTTCTGCTGACTGGAGCGTTCCTGCACCTGCGGATAGCCCTCAAGGGACTTCCCAGACAATTGGCCTTCGCGTTGGTCAAACGGTATTTTTGTCTGACGATGCCTCCGGCACGATTTTTAATCACGGTGTTATCACGGGGATTACTTATGGTGCTGCTGGCGCTGCTTCTACTGTAACAATTGCTTACTACGAAGCTACTCAAGCAGCGGGGATGTTCGCCTCAACTAGCGTTACTATTTTCGCTTACGGTTCTGAATTCGGAAAAGGCGAAAACGGTATGACCGTTGGAACACAAGCTATTCCAAACATCTTCGAAAACAAGCCAATTATCATCAAAGAGAAGTTCGAAGTGAACGGCTCTGATATGGCTCAAATCGGATGGGTAGAAGTAACTAGCGAAAACGGAGCTACTGGCTACTTGTGGTACATCCAGTCTGAACACGAAACTCGTTTGCGTTTTGACGACTACTTGGAGACAGCTATGCTCGAAGCCGTTCCTGCGGCTGCTGGTTCTGGCGCAGCGACTAATGGAACTACTGGCTCTGAAGGTGTCTTCTACGTAGTTGAAGACAGAGGAAACGTATTCTCTGGCTCGCCAACTACTTTGCAAGATTTTGACGACGTAGTTTCTCGCTTGGACAAGCAGGGCGCTATCGAAGAAAATGTACTCTTCGTAAACCGCTCTTTGAGCTTTGACATCGACGATATGTTGGCTGCTCAAAATTCTTACGGCGCTGGCGGTACTTCTTATGGCTTGTTCGATAACGACGAGACTATGGCCTTGAACTTGGGCTTTAGCGGTTTCCGTCGTGGTTACGACTTCTACAAGTCTGACTGGAAGTACTTGAATGACGCTACTATGCGTGGGGGTCTTGTAGGTGGAGCTATTAACGGCTTTCTCGTACCTGCTGGTTCTACTAACGTATATGACCAGATTTTGGGTAAGAACGCCAAGCGACCATTCTTGCACGTCCGTTACCGCGCTTCAGAAACTGAAGACCGTCGTTACAAGACGTGGATTACTGGTTCTGCTGGAGGTGCGCGTACTAGCTCTTTGGATGCTATGGAAGTTCACTTCTTGTCTGAGCGTGCTGTATGCGTTCTCGGCGCGAACAACTTCTTCTTGTTTAAGTGATACTTGTGAAAGGGGGAGGGTTTCCTCCCCCTTTTTTTAATTTTAATCAAATCAAATGAAAAAGACAGAAACAATTGTAAACAAGGTTTACAAGCTCAGAGGCGACAAAAAGCCTCTCGCATTTATGCTTACCTCTCGACATACGAATCGTAAGCCTTTGCTTTATTTTGACGGCAAGGTAAATCGCTCGTTGCGTTATGCCAGCAATCAAAAAAGCCCTTTTGAAGACGAGCAAGACGACAATGTTATTTTGTCTCCTATTATTTTTGAAGACGGGCTTCTGCTTGTCCAAAAAGAAAACCAGATACTTCAGAATTTTTTAAGTTTACACCCGGAAAACGGTCAGACGTTTGAAGAGGTGAATAAAGAAGCCGATGCCCAAGGGGAAATTGATACCATTAACTTGGAGGCCGACGCGCTGATTGCGGCTCGTTCAATGGATATTTCTCAAATGGAAATCGTAGCTAGGGTTATGCTTGATGTCGACCCAGAAAAACTTTCTTCTGCCGAGTTAAAGCGAGATATGATGATTCTTGCGAAGCGCTACCCCGCTGATTTCTTAGAGGCTATTGAAGACCCAGAAATGGACGTGTACTCTACCGTTACGTTGATTTTGCAGCGTGGCCTTCTCGGTTTGCGAAACAACGGTAGAAATGTCCACTACAATTTGAAGAACAATAAGAAGCGTATGATGACGGTTCCTTTCGGTGAAGACCCTAAGTCCGCTATCGCCGCTTATTTACAGTCAGACGAAGGGTTAGATGTTCTCAAGCTGCTTGAGAGCCACCTCGAATGACGATATTTATTTTCCCTATCTTTGAAAAAAATAACTCGCTATGCCCGGTATTGCAGATTTAGATTACCCACAACCGCGACTGATATCAATTACTAGCCCAACATTTGTTCATTCGGGCGCTTCAGACGCTTCTACACCAGTAGAAAACTCATTGGTTGACTCCAATGCGGCATTTGATTTAGCGGACCAATTTCGCCACGGAGCAATTGTTTGGAATACCGCTACTGATGCAGTGGCGAATATTGTCGCAGTTGCTGACAGCGATACTCTTACGCTTTCCGCTGATATTTTTCAGGATGCTGGTGGTGATGAAGCGTATGCAATTTATATGCCTGCAAATACGCAAGACCGACCAGAAGGGACTCCTCCCGTCGTGTCTACTGTGGTTTTAGAGTCTACGACGACTGCTCCGGGCGGCACAAACTACTTGACTTCTACACCGGACAAAAAGTTTGACCACTATGTACAACCGGGAGATAAGGTTGTAAATATTACTGATGAAGAAGTCTTGACGGTACTGGGGGTGATTGACAACAAAAACCTCCTTCTGAATGGACCTATTGCAACGACTAAAAATTACAGGGTTGTCCGTGAAAACTACGAATACTCGGAATTTTTTATGAGCGCGGAAGGCACTTCAGTAGTTGGATTGATACCGTCAAAAACAGTTGCTTTTGCCGTTGCTGGCACCGCTTCCATTCCAACGATTGATACTTATACCTTGAACTGTATCCCCACTGGCCTCCAAAACGCTCAAGTAATTAGCGTATTTACTGAGATACTCGCTAATGCTAACGCTCAATCAGGCAGCAACCCTTTATATGCTGTTTCTTCTGACGAGTTATTGGGATTGCAAGTCATTAGTGGTGAGTTCCAAGAATAAAAAAAATAGATATGGCTTCAAATACAAACATTATCATACCCTTTGGGTC